CAAACCCGCCGACTTATGCCGCCGCCGCCACTGGGCCGCCCGCCACCACCGGCGCCGGAGCGCTGCCGCAAGGCATCTTCCAAGGCAACATCCTGACCAGCGCGATGGGCGCCCCCGATGTCGGCGCCACCCGCCGCAAACAGCTGTTCGGGCAGTGACTCTTTATATAAAGGCGACGCAAGGGACGCGCTTTGTCGATCCGGGCTTTGACCGCGCCATGCAGGAGGCTGATCGCCAAGGCCGCGAACTGGTGCCGTGCCACCTGGTCTCGGCTGAGCCGGCGGAACTCCAGGCCGCCCACTTCATCAGGTTCGCAGCCCTCCGGCCCGGCGTGCAGGTGGCGCTCAGCCGCACCGACCCCTATGGGCTCGGCCACCGGGCGCCCGAGGGCGTCGTTAAAGAGATGATCGCCACCCTCACCCTGCTGACCGGCAAGCCGCCCATCGTGCTCGAGGAATGACCGTTCGCGCCGGGTCCGTTAAATGAGTGAAGTCCGGCAACTCGTTCAGCCGCGCCAACCGATCGGCGGGGTTGTCGAGGACTACCGCATCTACGCCGATTCGAAGCTCGCCGGCATGCGCTTGCGCCGCTATTCCTGGTGGCTGCACTGGCGCGAGCTCGCCGACTTCATCCTGCCGCGGCGCTACCGCTGGCTGGTCATCACCAATCAGATGAACCGCGGCTCGCCGATCAACCACAACATCATCGATTCGAGCGGCACCTTGGCGGCGCGCATCCTCTCCTCCGGGATGATGGCGGGGATCACCAGCCCGACCCGCCCGTGGTTCAAGTTCCGGGTCCAGAACTTCGAGGCCGATCTTGCGGTCGGCGCCTGGCTCGCCGAATGCCAGCGCCGGATGGAAACCGTCTTTCAGGAAAGCAACTTCTATACCGCGATGGCGACCATGTACTTCGACTTGGTCGTCTTTGGCACCGCTTGCATTATCATATACGAAGACTTTGAAAACGTCATTCATTGTTTTAATCCCTGCCTGGGCGAGTTCTTCTACGAGCTCGACGAGAAGTTCCAGGTCAATACCTTGGCCCGTGAATTTACTTTGACGCACCGGCAGATCGCCGACTCCTTCGGCATCGACAACGTCACCGAAGACGTCAAGCAGTCGGTCAACTCGAGCAAGAACCCCGGCATGGCCGGCCAGCAGACCCACGAGAAGCTCGTCATGCACATGATCGAGCCAAACGACTCCTTCGCCGAGCTCGTGCCCAAAAGGTTCCGCTTTCGCGAGGCCTACTGGGAATGGGGCAGCCCGCGCGCCAAACTGTTGCGCGTCCGCGGTTTTCACGAGTGGCCCTGCGTCTGCCCGCGCTGGGATGTCGTCTCCAACGATGCCTATGGGCGTTCCCCCGGCATGGACGCGCTCGGCGATATCAAGCAACTCCAACAGGAGACCCGGCGCAAGGCGCAGGCCATCGACAAGATGGTCAACCCGCCGATGATCGCCGATGTGCAATTGAAGAACCAGCCCGCTAGCACCATCCCGGGTGGCTGGACCTACGTCGCCGGCCTCGACAACCAGCGGGTCGGCGCCAAGCCGCTCTACACCGTGATGCCGCCGATCGCCGAAATGAAGCAGGACATCGCCGAGGTCCAAGCCCGCATCAAGATCACCTTCCACAACGATCTGTTCACCGGCATCACCGATCTGCAGACGGTGCGAACCGCCACCGAGATCGACGCCCGCCGCGAGGAAAAAATGGTGCTGCTCGGTCCCGTCCTCGAGCGCATCATCGGCGAAGGCCTCGGCAAAGCCATCGACCGCACCTGGGGCATCATGATGCGCGGCCGCCTCCTGCCGCCGCCGCCGCCGCAGCTCCAGACCCTGCCGACCCACGTCCAGGTCGACTACATCTCGATGCTCGCGCTGGCGCAGCGCGGCCTGGCGACCGCCGGCATCGAGAAATTGTGGGGCTTCGCCGGCAACCTCGCCGCGGCGCGCCCGAGCGTTTTGGACAACCTCGACGAGGACGAGACCATCGAGGAATACGCCGACGCCCTCGGAGTCTCGCCAAAGCTCTTGCGCGATCGTAAGCTCGTCCAGCAGATGCGCGAAAGCCAAGCACAGCAGGCGCAGGCGCAGCAGGCCGCGCAACTCTCCTCGGCCGCCGTCCAAGGGGCGCAGACGCTCTCTCAGACGCCGATCGGTGGGGGGCAGACAGCCTTGAGCGCCATGCTCGGAACCGGCACCGTCGAGCCAGGCCCGGCAGGGGGATAATTGGCCCTCTCCGCGCGTGAGCAGCGCGCCCGGCGGCGCGGTCAGCTCGCGCTGCTCGTCAAGGTCATGAGCGATCCGGTCGGACGCGAGTACTTCTGGGACTTGCTGGCCTCGTGCCACCTCTACTCGACGAGCTTCGGCACCAACGCGCTGATCATGGCGTTCCGCGAGGGCGAACGAAACGTCGGCATCCGCATCGCCGCCGACCTCACCGAAGCCAGCCCCGATCTTTATCTCGATATGTGCAAGGAAGGCGAATATGTCCGAAGCCAGAACCGACGCGCCGCCGAGCGCCGCAGCGAGCCCGACGCCGGCTTCACCGACGACGGAACCGACGGCTCCGACACCGGCTGAGGGCCCGCCGCCGTCGCTCCTCGGCGAAGCCCCGCCGCCCGCCGAGCCGAGCTACGACGCAACTACCCTCACCTTGCCCGACGGCTTCAAGGCCGAAGGCGACGGGTTCGAAACATTCAGCACCTTGATGAAAACTTCTGGCTCGACCCAGAAACACGCTCAGGAGTTGGTCGATCTCTACGCGAAGTCGATAAATGCCGCGCTCAAAAGCCAGATGGATGACTGGCACAAACAGCAAGGCGACTGGCAACGCGAGGTCCAAGCCGATCCCGAGCTCGGAGGTTCAAGACTCGACGTTGTCCGGCAGACAGTCTCGAAGGTGCTCGACAACCCGGAATTGAGCGATCCGAAATTCCGTGAGGCTCTCGTCTTTACCGGGGCCGGCAACCACCCCGCCGTCGTCCGCACGCTGTACCGCTGGGCCAAGAGCCTCAGCGAAGGCGGCGCCATCATCGGCGGAGCACCAGGTCGCGACCGTGACGGGATGATCAACGGAGAACGGCCGAGCGCCGCACAGGCCCTCTACGGGCCGGGCGGTCCTCATTCCGGAGGTCCCAACTTGAGAGGCTGATAAATGGCAACACTCGGCACCACCGCCGTCACCTACGCCGATTGGGCGAAAAGGTTGGATGACGGCTACAAAGTCGCGACCATCGTCGAGCTGCTTTCCCAGACCAATGAAGCACTGCTCGATATGCTCGTCGAGGAAGGCAACCTGCCGACCGGGCACAAGACCACCGTGCGCACCGGTCTCCCGCAAGCCACCTGGCGGCTGTTGAATTATGGCGTTCCCAACGCCAAGAGCACTACCGCCCAGGTCGTCGATACCTGCGGCAACCTCGAAACCTACTCGGTCATCGACAAAGACATTGCCGACCTCAACGGCAACACCGCCGAGTTCCGCATGTCCGAGGCGATGGCTTTCCTCGAGGGCATGAATCAACAGATGGCCGCCACCCTGTTTTACGGGAATACTGCGGTTAATCCGGAGCGGTTCATGGGGCTCAGCCCACGCTTCAACTCGGTGCTGACCGCTACCGCGCAGACCGCCGCCAATGTCATCGACGGCCAAGGCACCGGCGGTAACAACACCTCGTTGTGGGTCGTTACGTGGGGTCCAAATACTTGTCACGGAATTTTTCCCAAAGGCAAGATTACCGGGCTGCAGCATCGAGATATGGGAGAATGGCCGGTCTTGGACGCCAACAATAACACTTACCAAGCGTACCGCGATCATTTTAAATGGGAGCTCGGGCTCTGTGTGCGCGACTGGCGCTACATCGCCCGCCTGTGCAACATCGATGTCACCCTGCTGTCGGGCGTCAACGCCGCCAACCTCATCAACAGCCTCGTGCGGCTGCTCTATCGCTTGCCGACCACCGCGCCGATGGCAACCGGCGTGCAAACCTCGGACGCCCCCACCGTCCAGGGCAACATGGGCAGGACCGTGATTTACTGCAATCGCGTCATCCGCACTTACCTCGATCTCCAGGCGATGAACAAAACCAACGTGCTGCTCGAGCTCAGACAGTTCGAAGGAGAGGTTGTCACTACCTTTAGAGGCATCCCGGTGAGGACCGTCGACGCCATCCTCAACACCGAAGCCAGACTTGTCTGACAAGGAGTTACACTCATGATCCTCGATGGAGCCTTACAATTCACCGGTACTGCGGGCAGCACGACCGCGAATACCGATTCCCCAACCACCGGCACCCAGCAGTCGACCAATACCATCGATCTCTTGAACGCCAGAGATCTCGGCATCGGCGACGATCCCGCCCTCAAGCTGCTGATCGAGTGCATCACCACCTTTACCGTCGGCACCTCGCTCGACATCCAATTGCAGGGCTCGCCCGACAATACTACCTGGACGGTAATGTGGGACTCGGGCGTGATCCTCGAGGCCAGCCTGGTGGCGGGTGTCTACCTCGCCAACGTCGATCTGCCGCGCATCGTCCGCCCGACCCCGCTGGCGCCAACCGCGGCTCAAGCGCTGCCGCGTTATCTGCGGCTGAATTACGTCAACGGTGCCGGCACCCACACCACCGGCTCGATCGCCGGCTATCTCGTGCTCGACCGGATGGACCAGATCTCCTATCCGCCGGGCGTCGTGATCGCCAACTGAGGCCGGCTTAACTGAAGAGGATAACCATGGCCGAAACCACCCGCTCGTCGCCGCGGCCCGAGCCGCCGTCAGTGCCGCCCGAACCCTCAAGTTCGAGCGGCAAATACATGCTGCTCGCACCGCATTTCCTCGATCGGCTCTACCCGCGCGGCACTCTCGTCGGCACCGGTACCGACATCCCGTTCGCCGGAACCCCTTCCAATCAAATGGCCGGACTCGACGCCGCCGGCAAAGCCGCCGTCGACAAGCTCCATCAAGCGCTCTACGGCAAGCCGCCACCTTGGGGCGATATCGCCGCCACGCTCGAAACCGACCTTCGCCGCGCCGCCGAGGAAGCCAGATCCGATCCGGTCAGCTATCAACAGGCCCGCGAGCGCGGTGCCAAGGAATATAAAGGAGTGCCGACCGAAAGCCCTTTGCCGCCGCACTCACTCTCGCTGACGCCGCCAAGCGGTGACCCGACCCACACCTTCGGCGAAATCGTCGGTGCCATCGTCAACGCTCCCGCGAGAATATGATGGCTAAATACCGGCTGCTTGTCGCGCACGAGCTCGAGACCCAGGACGGCAGTCAGCGGGCTTACCTCGACGGCGACAAGGAAACTTTCGGTCTCGGCGAAGACAGAGGCGCCGTCGTCGGCGACGGCACCCCTTACAAGGTGCGCTGGCCGACGCTCTACATGAAGGCGCTCGACGCCGAGGCCGAAGCCACGCTCGAAAAAGAGAAGGAACGCCTCGAGATCAACCAGGCGGCGCTGAACCCCATCGAGGCGCTGCCGATCAATCCCGACGAGTACGAGCAGCGCTACATCCCGGGCCTGGAAGGCATCCATCGGCGGCCTCCCAAGCCCGACGGCGCTGCCGTGGGAGTTCACCTCAGTGCGCTTGCTCCCGTCGAGCCGAGCCGCGAAGCGGCTGTTTCACCTGATACGGTCACGCCGCCGCCTCCTCTATATAAGAAGTCGTCCGACCCAGCCGCGCCGATGCCGGTTGCCGCCCAACCGCCGCCCGTCCCCGGCCTCACCGATAAACAAGCCAAACGAAAAGCCAGCCAGGAAGCGTGGGCGGCCCGCCGCCGCGAAACCTGGGCGCGCCCCGCGGCGCCGCCGGACATGCCTGCGAAGCGGCCACCGGGCGAAGCACACCAAGCTCGGTCCTCCAGCATGCTAGCAGGCGCCGGTAACCTGCCGCCACCGCCGCCGCCGCCGCGCCCGGGCGGTTTCGTCGGCAAAGAGCGGGTCGAGGTGCGGCTAAAGGACGAAATCGCCGGAGTCTGGGCTTGGCACGAGGCTGGGCATTCCCCTCATGCCATCGGCAAGGCGCTCAAGGCGCGCGGCATTCAGGCCGACGGTAATACGGTGCGAACCCTCCTGGCGCGAACCGCCAAGCCATGAAGTCACTCACTTTAATTATCGCAGCCTTGAGCCTCGGGTTTCTCGCCGAACCCGAGGCCGCGCTCGCGCAAGGTGCGGTGCAGCAGGTCGGCCCCATCACCAAATTCGATGTCGCCGCCTGGATCGCCGATCATCAGATCGAGACCGCCAGCAAAACCTTCGCCGACAATGGTCGCGGCGTCAATCCGTTCCACATCTACGATGCCGGCAGCGCCAACGGGTTGTGTCTCGAGAACGTCCTGACCTCGGGCAACTACCTCGCTAACCAATTGTGCCTCGGACACTCTGCCAGCGGCTCGCCGATCTTCACCTTCGGCGGCACTCAGTACCCGCTGATCAGCGCCGGTGGCGGCACCGTAACCGGCGCCGTCACGACAACTCAAAATGAAGTCGCCTCGTGGAACAACACCACCGGTACGCTCCTGCGCCAAGGTGCGGCGAACATCACTGGCGCCTACAACGCCGCGGTGCCTTATGTCGACGCCGGGATGCTCACCGCCAATACCGGCACGCTCTATTCTGCGGCGCAGATTTACGGCTGGGCGTTCACCGCGGGCCTCGGCAATGGCTATGTCGATGCGCTGCGCGGCGTCGCTTACGTCAATGCCGCATCGACTGCATCACTGGTCAACGGGGTCGCCGGCTATGTCATGGTCAGCGCGCCCAAGGGTGCGGGCGGCTATCCGACCTCGGTGGCATTGTTCGGTGTCGGCATCGCCGACGTCAACAGCTCTCAGGTCTGGGGGCTCAACACCCTGCTCAGCGACAACCGCGGACAGACGGTTTCGGCGGGCACCGGCAAGCTGCTCTATAACGAGCTCGACTTCAACGTCACCAGCCCCAATACCGATGTCTTCGGCCTGGTCATCCAGGGCGCCTCGCTGGCCCAGCCGGCGGTCAGCAACGCCTTCCTCATCGGCCCGCTCGCCTTGGGTCCCTATAATAGCGGCGATTACTCGAAGCAGTGGAGCAGCGGTGTCCAGATCGACGACAATGTCACGGCACTGGCGCTCAACATCGGCATCGGCGGCGCTACCAAAGCTGCCGGTGCCGGCAGCCAGATCATCCAGATGAACTACATGGACAACAGCGCCGTCGAGCAGCACGCCTATTTGCAGGCGATAACGGTTGGGCAAGAGGGTGGCGCCAATGCCGCCTTCTATGTCAGCAACCAGAGTGCCACGATCGTTACCGATGTCGGGGTCAAGAACGGCGGGTTCTTTACTCAGGACAGTGCCACCGGCAGCGGTATGACAATCGGTCGGTTGGGAACCACCGGCGCCAGCCTGCCGAGCCAACTCCTGACATTGGGTTACACCGACGGCGCCAGCGCCGCGCAAAATTACCATGTCAGCGTCGACAGCACCCAGCAACTCAATTTCACCGGCACCGGAGCCACCAGTAAGTATCTTTTCAACGGCAACCTGTCTGCCATCGGCAGCGTCAGCGCCACTACCAACTTTGCCTTGTCGTCCAATATCGGTGTGACTTGCGGGCCGGGCGCTCCGACCGCGGCCTTCAAGACCTTCGGCGGCATCGTGACCGCATGCTGATCGTATTGCTGGCCTGCCTCGGTCTCCTCCCCGCGGCGCTGGCCGCAGCCCAGGAGAACCCGGGGGTCGACCCGCGCCTCGCCTACCCGATGATCCAGGCTTTGCAGGCCGAAGTGACGCTGCGCGATGCACTCCTCAAAGCTCTCAAGGAAGACCAGGCGAAGCGTGAGGCCGAACTCGCCGAATGGTTCAAAGGCTGGTTCGGCGAGGACCGGCCGCAGGCTGCGAAATGACCACCAATGTCGACCTGACCAACCGCGCCCTGGCGCAAATCGGCACCAGATCGCAGATCGCCTCGATGACCGATGGCAGCCAGGAGGCGCTCTACGCCAATCTGCTCTACAACGGATTGCGCGACTTCCTGCTGCGCGACGGCGATTACGAGTTCGCCTCCACGCCGGTGGTGCCGGTGGCTATCGCCGCCCCGCTGCCGCCATGGCTCTATGGCTATCAGTACCCACTCGACTGCGTGCGCGTGAAGCAATTGATCCCAGTCGGCTATAATCTCCTCGATCCACAGCCGGTCGAAAGCAACATCGCCAACAGTGCGACGGCTCGCGCGATCCTGACCAAGACCCAGGTGGCTTTCGTGGTCTACACCGCCAACAGTGTCATCGAAGACCACTGGGACGCGATGTTCACCGAGGCGATGGTGCGGATGCTCGCTGCCGCGCTGGCCTTCGCGCTCGAGAACCGCATCGAGGCAAGCCGCGAGAAATTGCAGCAGGCGATCGATTTCGCCGGAATGGCAAGTCTGAAGGACGGGTAATGCCGACGCTCGAGAATGTCGTCAATCAGGCGCTCGACCTCGTCGGCTATTCCGATCACGTCGGCAATATCTACGAGGGTTCGAAGGCCTCGGTCATCGCCCTGGACACGTGGGGCGAAACCCGTGACGAAGTGCTCGCCCTGCAGCCGTGGTACTTCGCCCGCAGCGAGGCGCTGCTCACCGCCGCCAGCGGTACGCCGCCCGCGCCGTGGCTCTACCAATTCGCCTATCCGGCCGCCTCCGTGCGGCTCCTGATGCTGCGGCCGGCCACCGTGCCGCTCGACCCCGCGCCGGTACGCTGGCACGAATACATCGATCCCACCATTACAGCTACCGCGGCGCAGCGCACCATATTGGCGAGCTTTAGCCCGGCCTACGCCGTGTTTACCGCGCGCGTCCTCGATACCTCGGTGTGGCCCGCCGATTTCACCATCGCGGTGATCCAAATGCTCGCGAAGAAATTCGAGGTCGAGCTCGGTCGTCCGCTGCCGCAGCGCCCGCAGCGCCCGCCGCAGCAGGAAGCGCCGCCGCAGTGACCCCCGAGGATGTCGTCAACAACGCGCTCGATTTGCTCGCGCGCCCGCGCATCGGCTCGTTTTACGACGGTACCCCGGAAAGCATCGTCGCTCTCGATATCTGGAGCCACACCCGCGACATGCTGCTGATGACGGCCCAGCCGGTGTGGTCAAAAAAGGACATCGTGCTGAGCTTGCTGACGAGCGCGCCCAATATCGCCAACGGCACGGCCAACTATTCCGCGACACCCTGGACCCCGGCGTATCCGCCGCTGCCTTGGTTGTTTCAATATGCCTATCCCGCCGATTGCCTGTTGCCGCTGCAGATCAAAGTGTCGCCCACCCTGCTGCCGATCTGGCGCGGCCGCGCCAAGCCGTTCCGCCCGGCCTTCGACGCCATCACCGGCAACCACGTCATCCTGACCAACGAGGTGGGCGCGATCCTCATCTACATCGCGCAGATCCTCGACCCCAACGACTGGTATCAGGACTTCACCGAGCTGATGATCGAGGCGCTGGCCAAAAAGCTCGACACCGAGTTGAGACACCAGATGCCGCAGCACCCGCCGCGGCAGGAGAGCGAAACTGGCAGCAACCCTCCCGGTTGACATCGTCAACCGCGCCCTCGACGAGTGTGGTATCGAAGCGCTCGGCGACCTGCAGGATGGCTCGCCATCGGCCCGCGCCGCCGAGCGGGTCTATTGGCCGACCCTACGCCAGCTGTTGTCGGGGGCGCATTGGAACTTCGCGCGCAAGGAGTTCCAACTTAACCTGCTCGCCGATTACAGCGGGCAGAACATTCCGGCGACCGATGTCCCGACGCCTTGGGGCTACATGTACGAATGGCCGGTCGACTGCGTCCACGCCCGCTTTGTGCCGCAGACCTATCCGCAACAAAGCTCGACCGGCATCCCGATCTTCTCCTCGGCACCGCCGCCGACCGTCACGACCTTGGGGTGGAACAGCCCCGCTCCGTTCATCGTTTCGAGCGCCAACCGCCCAAACGACATCAATTCAAACTGGTACGACGTCGAAGGCCACGATCCCGATCAGACACGGGTGATCCTGACCAATCAGCTGGGCGCCACGCTCATCTATACCGCGCTGATGCAATACCCCGACGCGTGGGATCCGCTGTTCGAGCAGGCCATGGTCGCCGCGCTCGCGGCGCGGTTGGCAATGCCGATCCTCGCCAAGACCGATCGCGCCGCCGCGCGTATCGTCCGCCAGGACAATATCGCCATCGCCAAAGCTGCCCTTGATACCGCGCGCATCCGCGACGGCGACGAAGGCTGGACGATCGTCGACCATACCCCCGACTGGATCAGAGCCCGCACCACCTGGGCCGGATGGACCGGACCGGGAGTTCTCTACTACCCTTGGTGGTCGATTCCTTGGCTCGAAGACGCTGGAGGAACCTATTGATGGCTAGAAGCAAGCGAGCGCCGCCCCGAGATCGACCGGGCCGCCCGACCGACAACAACGCCGATGACCGGCAGCCCGGCGGCCGCGGCCCCGGCGCCGTCGGCCCCGGCACCGTCGGCCCCGGCACCGTCGGCTTGTCGCCGGCGATGCTGCAGCAGCTGCTCGCCGCCCGCGGCCAGGTGCCGACGATGCAAAAGGGCGGCCTCGTCCCCAGAACCGGGCTCTATAAGATGCACAAAGGCGAGCGGGTGACGCCGGCGATGCAAAAGGGCACCAGGAGCAGAACGCCCAAGGGGCGTTGATGCCTGATCCCTACGCCGCGCAATCGCTGATCTACAACTCTCTGGCAGCAGGGGAAATCTCGCCCGCCCTCTATGGTCGCACCGATCTGGCCAAGTTCCACCAGGGCGCCTTCACGATGCGCAACTTCTTTGTCGATTATCGCGGCGGCGCCAAGACCAGGCCTGGAACCCAATTCATCGGCATCAGCGGCACTTCGGGCTACGTCCGCCTCTATCCGTTCAAATTTAGCGCCGCCATCGGCCAGACCTACATCCTGGTGTTTTCCGCCGGCTATATCGAGTTCATCAAGAATCCAGGAGGCACGACCTTTCCGAACAGCAGCAATGCCGCTTTCATCCTCGCCACCCCGCCCAACCACTACGCCGTCGCGACACCCTATGCCGTAAGCGATCTGCCCAATTTGAAGTTCTCACAGCTCGCTGACGTGCTGACCATCGTCCATCATAACTACCCGCGTTACAATCTCTCGCGGCTGGCTGACAACAACTGGACCTTCACCGCAGTCGCCGACCCCGTTGGCCCGGCCACGCCGACGATGAGCGCCATCACCGTCACCGGATTGCCGACCGGCTCGACCGATCCGCAGAACACTTATTATATCTACGCCGTCGCCGCGGTCGACACCAACGGCAACGAGAGCATGTCCTCGGCCCCGCTGGTCGGCGGCCCCGGCATCGATATCGGCGCCACTCAGGGCACCGTGTCGGTCTTTTGGAACGCCGTCGCGGGCGCGCAATACTATAAAGTTTATAAAGGCTTGCCCTCGCCCGGCGGGGTTCTGCCGCCACTCTCGCAAAGCCTCGGCTTCTGCGCCTACGCCTACGGCACTTCGTTCGCCGACAGCAACATCGTGCCGGATTTCACCAAGACGCCATTGCAGCCGAACCGGCCGTTCGATCCCGGCCAGGTCACCGGCTACTCGATCACCAACCCCGGCACCGGCTATCCCGTCGGCGCGACCTCGCTCACCCTCGCCGGTGGCGGTACCCCGTCGCGCCCCGCCGTGCTCTACCCGATCCTCGGCAGCAATACCGCCGCCGCCACCGCCGCTATCACCGGCATCACCATCGCCGACCCCGGCAGCGGTTATGCCACCACGCCGACCGTCGCCGCCACCGGCGGCAGCGGTGCCGGCTTTGCCGCGACCCTCACGCTCGGGCCGACTTCAGGCGTCAATCCCGGCGCCATCGGGCTGTTCCAACAACGTCAGATCTATGCCGATACCGCCAACCAGCCCAATACGTTGTGGGCCTCGCGCAGCGGCACGACCAATGATTTCCGTACCACCAACCCGGTTGTCGACAGCGATTCGCTCAACTTCACGATCGCCAGCCAGCAGGTCAACCGCATCGTGTGGGTGCAAAGCATGCCCGGCGGCCTGGTCATCGGCACCGATTCCGGTATCGTGCAGTTGACCGGCGGCTCGTCCACCGCCGCCAACCCGCTCGCGGTGACCCCGACCTCGGCCGTCGTCGTGCCGCAGAGCTACTTCGGTTCCAGCGACCTGCCGCCGATCACGATCAATTACGACATCCTCTACGTCCAGAGCGAAGGGGCTATTGTTCGCGATCTGACTTATCAATTCTTCATCAATATCTATACCGGCAGCGATGTCACCAGCCTCTCGAGCCATCTGTTCTATCCGCTCGCGATCAACGCCTGGGCTTATCAAGATATCCCCAACAAAGTCATCTGGTGCATCCGCAACGATGCCGTTCTGCTGTCCTTGACCTTTTTAAAAGAACAGGAGGTGCTCGGTTGGGCGCGGCACGATACCGCCGGTCAATACGAATCGGTCGCCGCCGTCCAGGAAGGCACGATGGACGCGCTCTATGTCTCGGTCAATCGCAACGGCGTGCGCATGATCGAGCGCTTCGCTGATCAGGTCTACCTGATGGCGGACGACGCCTGGTGCCTCGATGCCGCGTTGTCGACCCCGTCGACTTATCCGGCCGCCTCCCTCACCGCGTCGGGGTATACCGGCACGATCACCTTGACCGCTAGCGCGGCGGTCTTCAGCGCCGGCAATGTCGGCAGTGTCATTCGCGGCTTTTCCGGCAAGGCCGCCATTACCGGTTACACCAGTCCGACCCAGATCACCGCGCAGATCGTCAACACCTTCAACAGCTTGAGCTTCGGGCAAGGCGCCTGGCGCATGGATCCGGTGGTCGCGACCGTCTCCGGCCTCACCCATCTGAACGGCTACGCCAATGTCATGGCGCTGGTCGATGGCGCCGTGCAGGGACCGTTCACCGTCTCCGGCGGCACCATCACCTTGACCACACCCGGCAGTCAGGTCATCGCCGGTCTGCCGTTTCAGGCTCAGTTGCAGCCGCTCTACGCCGATCTCGGAGGCGACGGCGGAACCATCCAAGGCCGCCGTAAAAAAGCCGCCGCCGCCACCATCCGCGTGCGCGATACCGCACGCATCAAATTCGGCACCGATTTCCAGAATTTGCGCGAGTGGCAACTCGGCACCGCCGGCACCGATCCCGCCGACGCCATCCCCGGCATTCACCCCGGTCTCTATACCGGCGACCAACGCATGGTCATCAATCAACTCTTCAGCCGCGTCGGCTCGGTCGCGATCCAACAGGATTACCCGCTGCCCGCCACTGTGCTCGCCGTGGTCCCGGAGCTGGCGCAGGGTGACACACGTTGACATCGTGCCGGTCGCGGAATGCCACATCCGTCAGATCGCCGCCGTCATGCGTGAGCGCGAAAGGAATCGCGTGCTCGCGCTCGGTGGTGATGCCGCAGCGCTCATCGCCCACGAAGTGGCAACCTCCTTCTTCTGCTATGCCGGATTGATCGGAGACGAGGTGCTCGCGCTCGGCGGCGTCAAATGCGATGACCTATTTGCCGATCAAGCCTATGCCTGGCTGCTCTGCTCGGATCGAGTGACGCAATTTCCGATCGCGTTCACCCGCGCCGTCATCGAAGTGAAACAACAGGCCCTGGCGCGGTTCGATACCGTCTGGGCGCTCGTCGCCGCCGATTTCCCAGCCTCGCTGCGCTGGCTCAAGCGCATCGGCTTCACCGTCGAGGACGCTGAAGGCGGCTTCCACCGCGCCTGGTGCGGTAAGCCGCCAGGAAGTTGAGATGGGTTTTTTAGCGCCTATGATGCCCGCGCTGAGCCTTGCCGGGACCGCCATCTCGGCCGGCGTCGGCATCATGGGCTCGATGCAGCAGGCCCATGCGCAAGCCGCCGCTGCCAACTACCAGGCCGCCGTGGCACGCAATAACGCGATCATTCAGCAACAGAATGCCGCGCAAGCGGTGGCGACCGGCCGCGCCCAGGCGCAGCAGCAGGATCTCGCCAATGCCGCCCGCCTGGGCGCGCTCGCCGCCGCCCAAGGCGCCTCGGGTATCGATATCGGCTCCGGGACCTTCCGCGATGTCACCGGCAGCGCCGCTCAGCTTGGCCGCCTCGATACTCAGAACGTCATGCAGCGGGCCTTGCAACAGGCGCGTGGCTACAACGTCGCGGCCGCTTCCGAGACCGCCCAGGCCGGGCTCGAGCAAATGCAGGCCGGGCAGGCACAGCGCGCCGGCGTCGTCGGCGCCGGTACCTCACTGCTCGGCGGCGCCACCTCGTTTGCCGACAAGTGGCTGCGCTTCCAGACCACCGGCGTGCCGGGGTTCGGCGGCGGCACGGCAGAAGGTATGCCGGCCTTGGGCGGATATACCCCCACCGGCGGAGTATTTTAAATGCCCAGCGTCCCGGCGGCACCGCAACCCTATACCGGTGTCCCTACGGTCGAGCCGCAGTTTGTTCCGATCGGTGGGTTTCAGATCCGCGCTACGCCGGAAGCCTTCGGCGAACGCGTCGGCGAGGCCGTCTCGCGGTTGGGAGCGCGCTTCGAACAAGCCGGCGATGTCCTCGCCACCGCGGCTATACAGCGGCAGAATTTGTTTAATCAGGTCACCGCCGACAACGCCACCAACGATTATCTCGAGCGTGAGACCAAGATCCTCTACGGCGATCCCGCCAAAGCTGGCGATATCGGGTTCATGGGCCTGCGCGGCCGCGATGCGCAATATGGTTTCAATCCGACCTGGTCATCGCTCGTCGACCTGCGCAACCAGATCAGAGGACAGCTGCAGAACCCACAACAGCAATTGCAGTTCGATCACGAGACGCGGCGGATGCAGTCTTACTCGCTCACCCGCATGGGCGCGCATTATGACCAGCAATTGCAGCAATCGGCGATCGATGTCGACAGGGCGACGCAGACCAACGAAACGTTCAATCAGAATGGCGCGGCAATCCGCGGCGACGAGGAGGCATTTCAAGCCTCGGTACAGCGTCAGTTGCAATCAAAGATCGCCTTGCTCGACCGCACCGGTGCCACCCCCGAGCAGTATCAGGCGACCAGTCACGAAGTCTTTCAGAATGCGGTGATCACCAAAGCCGAAGCGCTGGCGACGCTCGATCCGCAAAAGGCGCTAACTTTTCTCGAGCAGCACCAGGATCTCGTGTTCGAGAAGAATCGCTACGATGTTCTCCATAACAGCCTCCAGTCGAAGAGCGAGGATGCCGCAGCCGCGGCAGCCGTGAACCGCGCGCTCGGCCGGCCCACCGCAGGTGGATTAGCACCGCCGGGTGCACCAAGCACGCCAAGCGAGGCCAATTACGCCAAGCGCAGCGGCGGTTTCATGGGCGATCCGCGCGATCCCAACTTTGAGCGCGACAACATCACGACGGTGAAATCACCCTCCGGCGCCGAATTTCGTGTCAACAACAAGGCCGCACCCTATTTCCAGGGCTTTATCAACGACCTGGAGAAGGAAGGCTACAAGATCGACCCGCAGCACAGTGGCGGCTACAATTTCCGCAATATCCGCGGTGGCGCAGAGCTGAGCGAGCACGCCTACGGCAATGCGATCGACGTCAATTCCGACGTCAACATCTATTCCAAGGAAGGCAAGCTACAGACCAATCTGCCGCAAAACGTCCGTAATCTCGCCCAGAAGTGGAACCTCAGCTGGGGCGGCGACTGGCACGATCTCAAGGATGCAATGCACTTCGAGTGGCGCGGGCCGGGACCGCGGCGCCAGCTTGGCGAGCGGGTGCAAACCGCGTCCTTCGAGAACAATGTCGGCGGTGTCAAAGCCAATGCGCCGGAATCTTACGGCCCCGGTGGCCCCAGAAACGAGTATGCCACCTTCGCCACGCCCGAGGAGGGTGCCGCTGCCGTTGCCCGTAGTCTGATCAGGAATGCCGGCCGGATCTCCGGGCAAGGTCAGCAGCCGACCTTCCGCGCCATCATGACGCAATATGCGCCGGACGCGTCGCCGGATTATGCCGACAGCGTTGCCCGCGCCGCTGGGGCCACCGATACCGACGAGATGATGCCAACCGGCGATCCGGCAAAACTGACAGCGATGGTGCAGACAATTGCCCAGCGCGAGAAGGGTAAGCCGCTGCCGCCGGAAGTTGCCGCCGCCGGCGTGCAGATAGCGCTGGCAGGCACCGGCGCGCCCGATCAAGTGGTCGGTGGTCCGGCACCGCCTGCCGCTCCCGGCCAGCCCATTTACACCCGCGGCCAGGCCACACTCGCGGCATTGCCGAACTACCTGGAAGCGCGCGAGCGCATCGTCAATGATCCGACCCTCAACGACAAGACGCGTGATAAGGCGCTGGCGCAATTGAATACTCAGTTCCACCAGGAGGCCGCGCTTAACAATGCGATGGATACCAACGCCCACAATATGCTGCGCGACTGGCAGGACAAGAACGAGGCAGAGCTCTACGGACAGGCCATCTCAGGCCAGGCGATCGATCGCCAGCAACTCGCCTGGATGACGAAGAACCAGTACATCACGCCAGCTGCGGAAAGAGCCATCAGCGCCGAGCTCGTGCGCCAGGGCAAGGGCACCGACAACACCGACGTCTACAACAATCTCGACCGGCGCGCACGCGCCGGGGAAGACATCGGAGCCGATCTCAGCGCCGCCGTCGAGAGCGGCGATCTCACCGGGCGCACCGCGCTCTCGCTTCTGCGTACCGTCGATGCGCGCAAGCAAAAGCGCGCCGACCAGACAGAGACCGGCAATTTCGCAACCTTGCGCACGCTCGCCGGGATGGATGCACAGGAGCACCCGCTCGTCGATCTCGGCAGGGAAGCCAATGCTGCGCAAGTCGCCCTGTGGGCCCAGGCGCAGCAGGAGTGGAATGAGCGCGTCCATTTGGGCGGCGAAGATTCGACGCGGGTTCTGGCCGACATGAAGGAACGTTATCAACACCCGGTGCAGAGCGTGGAAGCCTTGCCGAGACTGCGATTGGGCACGGCAAACGGCGCCGTCAAGATCGATGATCTGCCAAGCATCGTCATCCGCACGCAAGACGCGCACGATGCTGGACAGCTCAGCGATGATCAATTCCGCCGAGAGCAGGAGTTGATCAAGCAATATTATTCCGTTTTGAGCGCGCAGCAGGCACGGCAGAATGCCGCCCAAAACGTGCCGACCCCATCTGCCGCGACGCGCGGCCGCGTCAAACAGGAATAACCCTCTTTGGCGGAATTATCGCAACAAATCGGTGATGACGGTGCGCATGGATTTCTTGCCAGCCGTGCTCTGACCGGCCAGGCCGCGACCGACGCGTGGTGGCAGTCGATGCTGCAGCAGGCGAAGACGCCGCCACCCGTGTCCCAGCCGGTTCAGCCGCCGGCTCCAGCACCGCCAGCCGAAATGCCGCTCGGCCAGCGGCTGATCAATGCGCCGTTCACTACCTTGGGCCAAGTGGCGGGAACGGTGGTCAGCGACATCGGTCGCGGTCTCGTCGATGCGCCGCGCCAGATCCTCGGCGGCTCGCTCGATTTCATCAACAACATCTGGAAATTCTCGGATAGCTTGGTCAAACACGCCGAGGAAGCCGGCGTGCCAAATGTCTACTTTCGGCTGTTCGACGAGAACGGCAAGTGGGCGCCGGGGATCGAGTCGGAAGAAGCCTTCCGCAAAGCACAGGAAGAAGGCAAGGAGCATATCCTGCAGGTGCCGACAACCGGCTCGCCCGAGACGATGACCGGAAATCTCATCCGCGCCGCGACCCCTTTCCTGCTCGGCCGTGGCACCACGGGTGGAGCGGTTTCGCAATTGCCGAACATTGCGCGCGACGTTATCAGCGGCACGATCGCCACCGATCCGTCGCAGCAGCGGCTGTCGAATCTGATCGACAGTGTCGCGCCCAATTTTCTGACCCGTTTTCTCGAGGCCAAACCCGGCGACGAAGACACCTTGCTCGGGCACCTGAAGAGCGGATTGGAATATGGCGGCTACGGAGCGCTGGTGCAGGGTGCGATTGCCTCGGCGCGGGCGCTAAAGGGGTTGGTGGGCGGCGGCGAGGCCGCACCGGAAGCAGCGGCTGTGCAACCGGAGGGTGCCCGGCCGGCGGCAGAAACGCCTGCCGTGCCACGTGAAACAGCAGCGGCAGCACCACCGCGCGACGTCCTGCGGATCGGCGATCCGCTCGCGCCGGCCGTCGAGATCCGGCCAGGGCCGCGCGAAGCAGCAATGGCGGAAGTGACGGCCGGGCGCCTGGCGGGCGAGGCGCAACCGATCGTTACACCCGGAGTCGAGGCCGCCGAGCCGATCATCATGTCGGAACAGACGATCCACGACTATCTCGCCGGTGCCCGTGTCGACAATCCAGTGAATATCAATCTCGAACGGATCGGCTCGTCCGAGGACATCAATGATGCACTAAAGCAGGTTTCGCGGACGATCCCGGCGCAGGCGGTGCAGTCGAACGAAGCCACGATCGCTCTCTCGGATGCGCTCGGGCTGCAGCCCGCCGCCCTCATCAAAGGCTATCAAGGCGCACAATTGGATGCCGCCGAAACGACCGCGATGCGCTTCATGCTCGACAGCTCGGCGGCGCAGCTGATCAAATACGGTGAGGTGGCGCGCGACCCGCTCGCCTCGCCCGAAGCCAAGGCGCAGTTCCTCAAGGCCTTCACGACGCATCGGGCGCTCCAGTCCTATGCCGAAAATGCGCGTGCCGAAGCCGGCCGCACATTGCAGGCTTGGTCGATCATGTCGCAGCAGCGCACCAACTACGCGCAGGCAATCGATGCGCTGGTGCGTCAAGCCGAAGGCACGCAGGGCGATCTCTCCGGGTTGGCCGAAAAAGTCGCGGCACTGACGCCACTGCAAGCCGGACGCTACGTCGCCGGATCGATGGCGCCGCGCGACCGATTGCTCACCGCCTGGTACAATGCGCTTCTGTCGAGCCCGACTACGGTGGTCAAGAAAGCCATCAGCGACATCGGCATGGCGACGTGGAATGTCGCCACGACGCAGTTGGCCGAAAAATTTGGTCAGAGCGTGCCGGAAGGGGAAACCGGTTCGCTGGTGTCCGGTTATGTAAGCGGATTTAAGGACGCGGTGCGCGCGGGCGGCAAAGCGCTGCGCGCTGGCGAGTCGCAATTTTATAAGGATTATGCGACCTGGGAGGGCACCTCGATCGGTGATCCGGCCGATGCCGCGATGCAACGGTTCAAGCTGAGTGCGGCGCTGAACGGTGCCCCAGATATCCTGTCTGACGCGGAGCCGACGCGCGCCGCCTACGAATATATCCGACCGTTCTTCCCGACCAGCTGGATCGCCGGTGTCGACGACTTCGCTAAGGTATGGAACTACCGCGGCGAGCTCAGCCGCCTGTCGTGGCGCGCCGCCGAGGGCGACAGCGAAACTTACGCTCGCCTGATGGATAATCCGGACCCGATGATTAGCACACGTGCTGTCAACGCGGCGCTGAAGACGACCTTTCAAGAGCCGATCCCGCCTTCCGGGATAGGCGCAGGAATTCGCAATATCGCCGACGCCAGCGTGCAGATCCCGCACACTAATTTCGAATTGCCGATCGGCCGTATGCTAATCCCATTCACCAAAGTCCCGTATAATATCGCCAGAACCGCCGCCGAGAACTCGCCACTAGGATTTCTGATGCGCCCGGTGCAGGCGCAACTACGGGCGGGTGGCGCTGCACGCGATCTGGCGCTCGCCCGCATCGGCCTCGGCAGCGGCATCTCGCTGGCGTTCTCCGACCTGGCGCTCAACAACTACATCGCCGGACGCGGACCCAGCGACCCGTCACTCAAACGCGAATGGCTTGCTGCCGGCAACCAGCCTTATTCGCTGCAGATACCGGGGTTGCGACCGGTAGCCTTGAACCAGATCGAGCCTTTCGGCATGACCTTTGGCGCCATAGCCGATACCTTCAACATCCTTAAATTCGCTGAGGACGAGAAGGATTTCGGAACCCTGCTTCCCAGCCTCGCCCTCGGCATCGGCAATGCGATGCTGTCAAAGACCTATTTCGAGGGCATGGCGCGCTTTATCGATGCGGTGACCAACCCGCAGCAGCAAGGCAACCGTTGGGCCGAAGGCTTTCTGACAGGCTTTGAACCGCAATTGCTGTCGCGGATCGGAAGGTCGATGGACGATTGGGAACGTGCCCATTACGGCTATCTCGATTCGCTCGAGGAACGGTTGCCGTGGCTCCGGCAAAATCTGCCGCCGCAACGTACCCTATGGGGTGATCCAGTGCCGGTCCGCGAAGGATTCGCGCCGTTGCTGCCGAGTCCGGCAGCGCGGGTCGTCTCACCGCTGGCGCTCGGACCAGACCCGGAAAAAGTCGAACCGATCGACAAGTGGATCTGGGACAACCGTGCGGCCTTTCCGCTGCAGGCGAGCGGCGATCCCCGCGGCATTCAGAAAGCCGCGCGCACCCAGGTTTTTCGCAGCGGCGCCGCAGCATTGTCGGTAGAATTGAACCCGAAGACCTATGACCATTTCATCGAGATGGCGGGCAACGGCTTGAAAGATCCAGCCACCGGATTGGGAGCGAAGGATTTGCTCAACGCGCTGGTCGAAGCTCGCGGGCCACGGACAGAACAGCGGTCTTGGGATAACGCAACGCCGGAAGCCAGAGCGTTGGCGGTGGTCAGCGTCGTTGACCGCTACCGCAACGCGGCGCGCGAGCAATTGCTCGCCGACGATCATGAGTTGGCCGAGATGGTCACCGAAGGGTTGAAGACGCGGGCAGGAGCTCTAACCGGACAACCGATGCGTTAAAGAGCGTTTGGCCGTCTGTGCCCTGTCGCGTTCCAGCCAACGTTGAAAATCCTGGTGCCGGGTGGAAATGCGGCCAGTAAAGCCATACCAAGTGTCAGCGGCATCCTTACCGATCGCCTCGTTCATTTCCGGCGTGGGATCCTTGCCCCGGAAGGTATCCCATATGCCGGCAATGATTCCCCACAGCAGGATAAAAGGGAGCAGGATCAGTGCCTGAAGATGCATGGATCATACCTTTATCACGGTAAGTAGATAGAAAGCCTTCGACCATTTGTCTTGTTCGATCGCGCCAAAATCCTGATAAATAAGGCCATCCGATGCAGCTGTCGCCGACCGCGCTGATCCTCCTCCTGGTGCTGGCGATCCTGCTGGCCAACCGATTCGCCTCGCCGCAGGCGTGGTGGCGCGGCTATGCCGGCGATGTCGCCGCCGGCATCGTGCTGATAGCGATCGTGCTGCTGCTGAGCGGGTTGCTGTAGGAGACCAACGATGCCGTTGAAGAAAGGCACCAGCAAAGCAACAATTTCGAGCAACATAAAGGAAATGGTTAAAAGCGGATATCCGCAACGCCAAGCAGTGGCGGCCAGTCTCTCGCAAGCCCGCCGCTCGGGCGCCAAGATCCCGAAGAAGCGAGGCAAGTCGTGAGCGATAGCGAATTAGCGGGCGGCGCGAAGCCATGAAAACGCCACCGCGAAATGGTAAGCGGGCGGCGAAGGTTGCGGTGCATGCGCATGAGCGCAAGCTGCATCCTGGCAAGCCGCTGACCAAATTGCCGAAGCCAACCGTCAAGCGCAAACCGTAGCAAAGACAATCCGGTATGTGGCTGGTCGACCAGCCACAGAGGGTTGGGCAGACCAACACGGCCCCGTGTTGGTTGGGTTGGGAGTATCCCTGCGCCTGGGAGCCGGGCGCAATCCCTGAAAGGAGTTTGGTATGGCAGAAACGATCTTTACCGGCAAAATCTCCATTGATGGCGGCCCTCCTCGGGAATTCATGGCTAAAGGCCAGTCGGTCTCCGAGCCGCTCTTCCCGGCGCACCCAATCGTGATCCCCGAGCCGCCCGAGAAGCCGCCCGAACCGCCGCTGCGACCGATGCCACCCATCTACTATCCTCCCCACATAGAGCATCCGATTGTGCTGCCGCCAGTCGTGTGGCCGCCCGATCCTGGCGAGCCGCCAACCGAGCCGCCAACCGAGCCGCCGACCGAGTGGCATTGGAGGTATTGTGACGAATATGGATGGGTGATGGTGCCGCCGGGGGGTGGTGGCAAGCCAGTGCCGCCAGGTGGAGGAACACCGCCAGACGCCCCGGTGGTCACGCCTCACTGATAACTTTGGCGCGGCCCTTCGGAGCCGTAACCCCACATTAAATTTGATTTCCTCCCAACTTGGGGCGGCCTTAGTGGCCGCCCTTTTTCTTTCTGCACTGCAACCCTTGCGAAAGAGAAGAGATGCGCTTGGTAGTCCTCACGGCGCTGCTACTAAGTGCCTGCTCCGCAGTCGAGACGCAGGGCGGTGCCTGCATCGTCGCGGAGCGGCATGCCACGATCAAAGCGTCGACCGATGGCAAGGTGGCGCAACCGGCTATCCTTGCGGCCGGCGCAATCACGGCAACGCTGAGCGCGCCCGCCGGCACCAACATTTCACTTTGCGTGTGGTAAAATGCCGGCACGGCGCCTGACCGCAGCCGAAGTATTGGCGATCCGCCGCGATTATCGTCCCGGCAGGAAGGGTAATTTCACACTCTTGGCAGCGCGCTACGGGGTTTCCACGGTGACAATCTACAAGATCGTAAAAGGGTTGAGTTGGAAACGCATCGGCGTCGAATTGATCCAGGCACAGGATACCAAACCTGACACGGGTTAGGCAATTTGCTCGTAACTTATTGATGCGTGGTGGCGGCTTGAGGGCGGTTAGGCAGAGTAACGCCTTGTAATCACACAAAAGAACCGGTTCATGAGGGATCGACATCCCCGGAAAATGCCGTTGATATAATTGAGATTTTACGCCTTCCTACCTAACCGTCGCCGCCGGTTAGGCAGTTTTTGTTACCCATTGGTTCTTGCGGTTCCCATATCGCGGCAACCGAGCAGCCAATCTAGTCCGATCAAGGCGTACAACGCCATCCATTCCGGCGAGGTCAGGGCGATCAAAATCGGCGGCCAGTATCGCATCCCCGACACCGAAATCGATCGCTTGCAACGCGGTCTGTTGACGACAGAACCCGGAATTCCAGTCGCTTATTAAAACCCCGGCCGCCGCTGCTGCGCGACGGGGCGGCCGGGCTGTCACGGAGGACAGACTATATGGATATCGCTGGCCGCACTGGCGGTGTCCGTCATTGTGCTGCCTCCTGCTGAAGCTGTTTGTCGATTGCCGCCCGTGCGAGCTTGGTTTTGTTCGCTTCAACGCAATAAC